AGGTCAGCATTAAGAGTTATGATAGGACTTCGTAAGTACATATGTAGTCAGTTCAAACCAAATGTAGCAAAAGCTATGTACGACTTATTCAAGGTCAAAAATGTTATGGACTTTTCGATGGGATGGGGAGATAGGTTAGCTGGTTTCTTTGCTAGTCAGAACACCGAGTTGTATGTTGGTGTCGATCCTCGTAAAGAGAACCATCCGATTTACAGAGAACAGGCTGATTACTACGAAGGTCAACTTACAATGTTTGAGACAATGAAAAAGGTTGACTTCTATTGTGAGGCTGCTGAGGACTTCTATTATGACGGATACGAAGACACCTTTGATATTATATTTACATCACCACCTTATTTTAATGTGGAAAGATATAGTCACGATGATACACAAAGTTGGATTAGATATAAAGATATTGATGGGTGGAATACTCGATTTTTACAAAAAGCTCTTGACAATATGTTACCGACCTTAAGAAGTGGTGGTAAGTTATGTATTAACATATCGGATGTTTATGCTAACTCTAAATGGTCATCGGATAGATGTTGGTTAAAGATATGTGACCCGATGAATGAGTTTCTTGATGAATACAGAGACATGGAATATATAGGTTGTATTGGGATGGAAATGGCTAAACGACCAAATAGTGGTGGAGCTGGAACTGCGAAAGATACCACACAATATAGTGAAGAATCATTGAAGTTGGCAGAGGAAACTAAAGACAAAAGATTTTGTGAACCAATTTGGATATGGGAAAAGAAATAATTTGTATATTCCATGTGAGAAAATATAACGAAGTCAAAATAAAGGTATATTTATAGTTATGAACCAACATGACAGAAAACAGTTAGAGATAGCACATCTTAAATTGGATGATATGAGACAAGACCTTGTTGATTTAAAAAACGACATGGAAAAGGCTCACCAAAAAACAGATGAATCATTAAGTTTTATAAAAGAAAACCTATTTAATCCACACGAGGGATTATGGGCTGAAACAAAAGAGAATACAAGGTTTAGAGAAAATTCACAAAAGTGGAGAGGTATTATTGGAGTAGGTTTTATAGGTTTGGTTATTGAGAAGGTTTGGTCAATATTCACATAGATAAACAAAAAGTCTTAGAAAAATTAGAAGAATGGATGGATTGGTTGGAAACACCAAACGATGACTTTGGTGGTTTTCCTGTTTGTCCATTTCTGGCACCTGAACGAAAGACTAATAAATTACTGATTGAGTTTTACAATCCTGAAGAAGGTTCTATCTTTGAGTCAATAAAGAAGTTTGATAAAAATGATGACTACACCACGGCTATGTATTTACACACCGATTATCATGGTAACTATACGGTGGTCAACTATCAGAATTTTATCAATGAAAGTTTAAAGAAAATAAATTTGGGACATCTAAAAGCTGTCTGTTTCAATCCATACGACAAAAGAAAAACAAACGGTGTACTAACACGAAAAGGTGCACCTTGTTTTATAACGAGTATTGCGACAAGAAAAGCTTTGGGCTCAGCATACAAGAAACTAAAAGATACAAAATATTGGAAAAAAAATCGAGAAAATGCTTGACCCGTATTTATATTTAGAGTTAAATTTAGATATATGACGAACAAAGAGAGATATAAAAGAGAAATAAAAGACCTGAGAGACTTATTAAATGATAATGAGTATACGAGAAACTTACCGACTGGTTATCATCAGTTTTTATCTGAAATGCACAGAAAGTTAGTTAGTGATTTTAAAATAACACCAAAGATGTTGGATTCAATCCAAACCGCAGCTGCCACATACAGGACTTATGGTGATCCTGATATGAAGAGGAAAAGAGAAGCGATGTTATCCAAGATAACCAAACTTAAATATTTATTAACGAAGTGTGGATATACTCGTCAGTATGAATATGAGAAAATGGAGTTCTTGGACAGTATAACTAAACGAGTTCATGCCAAAGGTAAGTTAACACCTAAACAGGCTAAGTATGCAAATCAACTATTCAAACAATTTAATAAAAGGGTTTTATCCTGAATTGTAAAAGGTGTAAAAAGGATAAGGATTTAGCAATGATGAGGACAAGATCTTGGACTATCTGTTGGGATTGTCTTATTTATTTAGATTTGGAACATAAAAATATTAAAAAATATGAAAATAATGCTTGACTTATATAGCATTTTATTAGTAGCTTTATATGTAACAAATAAGGAGTTTTTGAGTGAGTAAATATTCGGATTTTTGGTTTGATAATCGAAGGACAAGTTTGGTCGATGACCTGTTGTCTGATGTCGATGACAAACCAGTAAAAAAAGGTAAAGACCACATTGCTCTTGCCGGTCACAAAAGAGCCATTGGTAATTTTGTTCGTATCGTGAGTGGTCAAAATATTCCTGTCAAGTTCCCTTCTCGTGGAGATAGTTTTACTGATGGTAAGTCTGTTACTATCGGT